AATATTCTTCTTATTTCTCTACACTTTGAAACATTAACATCATCTAAGGCAATAAATTTTGTACATCTTTGAAATAACAATACGAATTCATAGTAAGTTGTAAATTCTCCACCATCTAATAAAAGAAAATCAATTTCGGCAGGTATTTTATCTAAGACATTCGGTGATAAATTAATATTTTGAATATCTAGATTATGCCATCTTCTGAATTCAGAATTTCTTAAAAGTTCAGGGAAAATTTGTTGGATGTTTATAATATCAGAACTTCTTATTACACTACCCCATAAGAAATTACATTTTTCTGTTGTTAACGATAATAAATTATTTTTTGCTATTTCTAGTTTTTCTTTATTTGTTTCTAGGGTGAAAAAATTAGTAGTAGTATTTCCTTGTAAGGCTAATAAAAAACAACGACTACTTCCTAACCCATTCCATGTCCCAATTTCTACTACATTTTTTAAATTATTTTCTTTAACATATTTTATTAACGTTTTTCCAACTAAATTATTTGGTGTTATTTGGCCAGTATTATTATTTAGAAAATCATTTTTATCATTGGGACACCACATTTTTATATTTATCTAATAAATCTTTCCAATAATTTAATCGCAATTTATCTAAATATTTCGAAGGATTAAAATTATTTAGTAATTCTTGTGTTATATCAGACCAATTTTTCACAATCAATACAGGTAATCCTTCAAACATACGATCTAAGGGAGATGTTTTTATAATAGGAATACATCCAAGCGCCAAAGATTCCCATGTTCTATGACAATCTAATCCATTGCCATGTGGAGAAATAACATATTTATATTGGATCATTTTATTCCAGCAATTAATTCGTTGAGTTTTCATAGGTTCATAAAACATTAGAGAATGTGGAATTTGTGAATAAGCTTCAATTCTATCTTTGCCATATCTTGTATTCATTAAAAAATGAAAATTTCCATAACATTTTGGAATTCTATCTAATTGAATTCTAGATAAATTAATCAAATCTTCTTCTTGTTGAGAAAGACATTGATGAGATCCCCATGAATGTTTTTGTTGTAATCCAAATTTTAAATTAGATCTACGAATATTTCCTAAAGTATGAAAATCTAATCCAATAGGTAATTGTTTAAGTTTTTCTGATGGTTCTGTACAATTTTGTGAATACCAACAAATTAATAAAGGATGATCTAAAATTATGTGTGATTCATTTCTAATATCTTCAGGAACTGTTGTATCTGAATCACCTGAAACTAATACAAATGGAAATTTTATATTTGGAAGGTAATTTAAAACAAAATTATTTAAAGCTGTCGGATGGCAATAAATAGTTTCTCCTTTACGAGAAGGATAAGTTAAAGGAATTCTTCTAGATTCGGATTCAGGATTAGATATTTTATGATCACATATAGCAATTAAACTACGAGAAGCAACAAAATACATTATATAAAATGAATTAATATTTTTTAAGCATTTAACTAATAAATGTCACTTGAGATTATTATGGGTCCAATGTTTTCAGGTAAGACTACTCATGCTATTTCATTTATTCGTCGTCAAAAATTTATTGGAAATTCTATTCTAGCTTTAAAACCTATGATTGATACAAGATATTCTTCAGACGCTAAAATTGTTTCACATAATAAAGAAGAAGTTTCATGTTTACTATGGGATCATGAAACTCCTCTTGAATTCAAAGATGAATTTCTCTCCGTAAATTCTATTATTATTGAAGAAGCACAATTCTTTAAAGGTCTTCTTGATTTTATTAAAATAGCTCTTCTAAAATATAAGAAAAATATTCTTGTTGTTGGTTTAGATGGAGATGCTCAACAACAAAAATTTGGTGAAATATTGGATTGTATTCCCTACGCATCAAATATACAAAAATTAAATGCTCTTTGTCTAACATGTAAAGATGGAACATTTGCACATTATACGAAAAAACTTGTTTCTGATTCAGAACAAATTGATGTTGGAAGTTCAGAAAAGTATATGTCTGTATGTCTAAAACATTTACTTTCCTAAAAAACAATGTATTATAAATATTTTATTGATTTTATAGGAACATTAACTATTTTATATGCAAAAATTCATACTGATGCTAATCCAGCTATAATGGCATTAGTTTATTTTGCTATGATTTATATAGGTAAAGGAATTACTCATGGATTTTTTTCACCTTTAGCTGTATTTGTTCAATATTCTCTAGGTAGAATGAATACTACTGAAGCAATGTATTATTTATTAGCTCAATATTCTGCTGCTACATGTATTATTTTAACTTTTATTCCAATAAAGACTTTCATACAACGAATTATATAATAACAAATGAGTATTTATATTTGGATTCCTGATTCTAAATTACGCATGGATATGCAAAGTCATTTTTTTAATCGTAGATGGACTGATTCAGGATTAGATTTACTAAGTCCTTATTATAATCTTGATTTCACTACCGGTAAAATTGGTATAGAAATCAAGACTGGAATGTATTTTGCCGCATTAGATTCTGAAGAAAATCCTGTTCCTTATCTCCTTATTGTTCGATCATCTACAAGTTTGACTCCACTAAGACAATCAAATAATATTGGGTTGGCAGATGCTGGATATCGTGGTGAATTAATTGCAAGAGTAGATTGTATTAATCCTATGCTAGATTCATATGAAATTCCTTATGGACGAAGACTCTTTCAAGTATGTCAATATAACTTTTTGCCTTGGAAGAAAATTGTATTTGTGAATTCATTGGAAGAATTGCCTGCTGCGCCTGATTCTAGGAATTTTGGAGGTTTTGGTTCTACTGGGTTTTAGTCCGCCTTTAAGTTTAGGCATATTAACTTTGAAATGAAATGAATCTGCTTCTTCTTTACTAAACGAACATTCTTTTGAACCATAAAATACAGCACGACGAGTAGTTCTACCTTCTGGGACTTTTCCACTATGTTTTTTTAAAACATGTTGACGTGATATATATTTTTTTGGATTTTTTAATACAATTGTTTCCATAAATGGTCCAGAAGTCTTTTTCTTTCTATTTATATATGCCTGTGTTATGTTATCCATAACAAATTCTAATACATTTTTTTTAACACCATTAATAGTAATTTTATCATAAAAATCTTCTGTATCCAATGGATTCCATTCAACAACATTAATGGAATTCAAAGCATTTGAAGGATTTCTTGTATTCTTAACATTATCATCAACAAGAATACAATTTCGCATAGAAAATTGTTGACTTTTATATTTACTACATATCCATCTTAAATCTTTATCTCTTGTATTTGTTTTATCATATGTATCAGGATAATTTTCCATTCCCCATTCAATAGATTCTTCTACATGTTCATCACCTAAAACTAGTTTAAATTTTATACGTTCTTTATCTGCTGGATTAACAATTTTCTTAATTTCTGTCTCAATTGTTTTCGCAACAATTTTAGCGTATGGAACATCCGACCAAGTCCATAAATTAACACTCTTAACAGAAGGATCCAAGAATAAAAATTTAAAATATTCTTTCCATTTAGGTCTCATTAAAAACACTGCTGAATTTGCAGGACCTTTAGCAGGATTAAAAATAATCTGTTTAACATTTTCTTCAAATTCTTCTCTTACTTCTTCATCCCATCCATCAAGAGTTTTTTTTACAGATGAAACATCCTGTGAATTTAAAAATGCTTCATCTATATCAAGAAAAACATTCATTAATTTAATACAAGTTTTTTTTGCGTCAAGGTCAAAATTCTCTGAAAATTTTTTTCTTGCTTCAAGGTATAAACACAAAATGGGTGGTGGTTTAATGCAACTTGTATCGTATGGTGCACAAGATATCTATATCTCAGGTAATCCTCAAATTACCTTCTGGAAAGTTCTTTATAAACGTCACACAAACTTCGCAGTAGAATCCATTGAAGTAACTTTCAATGGCCAAGCTGATTTTAATAGACGTGTAACTGCTGTAATTAATCGTAATGCGGATCTAATGTACAAGACTTACCTACAGGTAACTCTACCTCAAATTGATCTAACGGAGAGTACTGGTACGTTTACTGGTACCAGTCCCCCCACCGGTTACCGTTGGCTCAATTACATTGGTCACCGTCTAATTAACCAAGTAGAAGTAGAAATTGGTGGTCAACGTATTGATCGTCAATATGGTGATTGGATGCAAATCTGGACACAGCTATCTGTAGATCAAAGTATCATGCCCGCCTTCGAATCTCTAGTAGGCAACACCCACGATCTAGTACTAATGAAACGCTCAACTGGTCTACCTCTTGATAGTACATGCTCATCTTCTGAGACGACGGTATCTTGTGTACCTCGTAAAGGTACGCCTGCCAAAACTCTATATGTACCTCTCCAATTCTGGTTTTGCCGCAATCCTGGTGTAGCGATTCCTCTAATCGCTCTACAATACCACGAAGTGCGTGTGAATGTAACGTTCGAAACGTGGCAAAATTGCCAATATGCGGAATCATCTGTAGGTACACCTACAATTGCTCCTCAACAATCTCTAGCTGCGGCGTCTCTATACGTAGACTATGTATACCTAGATACGGAAGAGCGTCGTCGTTTCGCTCAACAATCCCACGAATACCTAATTGAACAACTACAGTACACGGGTGCGGAATCTATTACTTCTTCATCCAACAAAGTACAACTCAACTTTAACCACCCTGTAAAAGAACTCATGTGGGTAGTACAACGTGATTCTTTTGTTGATTGCTCTATAGCGACATGGCTAGCAACTGTAGGTGGTGCTCAACCTTTCAACTATTCCGATGATTTCTCAACGGATGGTATTATTACATCTCTACTAACTCAAGCTGGTGCGACGACCGCCGCCGCCTCGACTCCTACGGAAGGAATGACGCAAGTTCTTGGCCAAAATCCTCTACAAGGTACGGCTACGACTGGTCCGATGTATGGTGCGGATTCTGTAGATAGAGCTGGTACGTCTGAGTTCGATGCGGGTGTGAACTACCTACTCGCCAAAGTAATTCTTGCGTCTGGTGTACGTTGCGAAGGCAAGAACCCTGTAGAAGTAGCTAAACTACAACTCAATGGCCAAGATCGTTTTACGGAACGTGAAGGTGATTATTTCTCTAAAGTACAACCTTTCCAACACCATACGCGTTGCCCGTCTGAAGGTGTTAACGTATACTCCTTCGCTCTACGTCCGGAAGAACACCAACCTTCAGGAACGTGTAACTTCTCTCGTATTGACAAAGCTACTCTACAACTAACGGTATCTGTAAACACGGTAGTAGGTTCTAATACAGCCCAAGTGCGCGTATACGCTCTAAACTACAACGTACTCCGTGTAATGTCTGGTATGGGTGGTCTAGCGTACTCCAATTAAAAATCTTATTATCTATATATTTTTTTAGTTAATCAAGAAAATTTAAATTTAAAGGGTAAAAAACTTTACCTTTAAATTTAATAAAGAAATGCCTTCAAATAAAACTTTAAGAGTTCGTGGTTCAAGAGCACAAGTTATGCATGGAACTGCCGAGAAAACTAGTGGTGGCTTAACTAAAAGTGACCTAGAATATAATAAACATGGTCGTATAGTATCTAAAAAACGAGCGCAGACAATGAGAAAGAATATGTTTTAAACGCAATGAAATTATAAAATAAAAATGCCAGATTATATAGTTGAAGCTAAAACAGTTCAAACTGCTGCGATTCGAACTTTAAAAGAAGCTTTGAAATGTATTTTAGTTGAAATGAGTTTGATTTTTGATAAAGATGGAATTCGTATGATTGCTATGGATAATACTAGAACTGTATTAGTTCATTTGAAATTACATGCCGATAAATTTGAAAAATTTATGTATAATCATAAAGCAAATAAATTTGTTATTGGTGTTAATACAGATCATTTGTATCGTATTGTTCGTACTGCTACAAATGATGATACGGTAACTTTTTATGTTGATTCAAATGATTCAAATTCTCTTGGAATTTTACTTGAAGATGGTGAGAAAAAACAAGTAACTCGTTATAAACTTAACCTTTTAGATAGAGATGAACCTGATATTCAATTACCTGAAACTGAATTTTCTACACATTTTACTATGCCTTCAATGGATTTTCAAAAGATTTGTAGAGATATGACTTTATTAGGAGCAAAAACTGTAGAAATTAAAAATGTAGCTTCATCATTGACATTTGGATGTAAAGGGCATTTTGCTACAAGAACAACAATTATGGGAGATTCAGAGAATGAATTTAATATTAAGAAAAAAACAAATGATGATATTGTTACAGGAAGCTTTTCTTTACCTCATTTAGTTTTATTTACGAAATGTACTAATTTATGTAATAACTTAGACATTCATATGAAAAATGACTGGTTTTTAATGATTAAATATGTTGTAGCTAATCTAGGTGAAATTAAGTTATGTTTAATGCCTTGTTCAACTTAATCTTTCCATTTAAAAATTATTTTTAAAATTAATGTAAAGCATGTTGCCATAATTATAGGCATTATATGCATATTTCCATCTTCATGATCGTTTATAGCTGTTCCAAATAAATGATCCATAAAATCAGGTCCATAATGGAAATTTGTATTTCTATGATGCGTCTGATGGATTTCATTTGAACCAAATATAGAATAGTTTATTATATGTCCAAATGTCATAGTTAAAGTAATCATAATAACTACACTTGGTGAAAATATACGATAACCAATATAATGTTGTATTATTAAAGGTAATCCACAAAAACAAAACATTTCAAATAAGAAATCAATGAATAATTCCCATGATCTATCTATCTCATATAATTTAATATGATGAACTTGTGTATGTAAATTTAAAGGAAAATCTGGAAATATATGTAATAATCTATGAAAGAAATAATAGTGACAATACATTGAAACTAATTCAAATGGAATTGTAAATACAGATAGTTTTTCAGGATAGGTTAATAAAATACAAAAATAAAAAGGCAATACTCCTATAAAATAATACATTTTTACCCATTTGGGAAAATATGTATCAAAGAATTGGATTATAAATGGTATGATAGAATCTAAACAATAATAAATTTTATTCATTGTTAAATATCTGTAAAAAAATATATTTTAACAAACTTAATGATACTTGTTATTTGTGTAGGAATATTATTATTTGCTATTTGTAGTCCATTTTTATATTCGTGTATAACATGGAATTATTCATTGGCATGTTTGAGTCTATTATCATTATATACTAACTTAATCGTATCAGTTGTTTTATTAATAATTTATTTTATTTTGCCTACAAGAGCAATAGATTATATATTAGATTTATCTAATAAATTATTTAGAAGTGCATTCTTATCTTCTATTGAGAAAACAGAAGATAATATTAGAAAAACATTTTTAATCAAAGTATTATATCCTATACCTGAAAAATCAATAAATATATGGAGTCCACATGGAATGTCAGGTGTGACAGCAGTAATACATAATGGTTATAAATTAACAGATCCATCTTATAAACCTACTAAAGGTGTAGTTCATTCATTCTTTTTTTGTGTTCCTGTTGTAAAAGACATTATTAGACATTTGAATGCTATTCCTTCTGATTATTCAAGTATCAAAAGAACACTTGAACAAGAATCTATATCTATAACATTAGGTGGAGCAAAAGAAATGGGTATTTTTAAAGAAAAAAGATTAGACGTTGTAGTTAATAATCGTAAAGGAATATTTAAAATTGCTTTAGAAACTGGAATACCAATTGTTCCTATAATTACATATGGTGAAAATGAAATATTTCCTAGAAGTAATATTGACTTTTTTGACTACATAAATGATATTTACTATTTCTTGTTTAAAGTAAGATTTCCATTCCCAAGTTTAACATCAATTCAAAATTGGAAAAATATTTCCAAACATCCTCTTGAACCTATTCATACATATACAGGAAAACCTATCTTAGTAAAGAAAATTGATAATCCAACTTCAGAACATATAGAAAGATTGAAAAATAAGTATATTAAGAGAGTCAAAGAATTGTTTAAAGAAACAAATAATAGAGGTTATAGTTTGAATATTACTTAGGACGAGATTTATGTGCTGTATAAGTAACATCTGAACCAATTTTAAGATGTATCATATCATGATTCAAGTTATCAATAGAAGATAATGCTGTAACCGTATTCCAAATTTTAATGATAGAGAAAGGACCTTTTGGAGAAATAGTTATACCTGCCAAAGTTTCTTTGCGATTTAAAAGGATTTCATCTGTAATACAATTTACCATAGCATCTATCCAAATATCATAACATTTAGAAGCTTCAATTTTCTTTGACCATGCACCACCTGCTTCATTCTCAGGCGCATCCCAAAGAGGTTTGAAACCACGACGCATAAAGAAGAACATTCCTGATTCCCAAGCTTCACGAGAAATTGAGTCAATAATACTCCAAAATTGTTGAATAGTTGAAATATCTACAACTTTTAAATATGATTCAATAGAATAGTCCTTGGATTCAGGGTCGTGATACCATAGAATCCAAGAATATTGGAGCTTTGTTGTCTCCATTTATTGTTTGCCTTGTTAATAACATTTAAGTAAGAAACGGATTCGTTTTTCATTTAAATAATTCTTAAGTATAGCTAAATAATGTCCTTAACAGCAAGGATAGTATACGAACTAAGGTCTTGCCAAAAACTGGCATTGCCTCAAAGTGTTCATGAAAACATCGCAAAATTACGTATTATTCCTATGTCATATAGACCTGTACGCCCCCCTCCTAAATTTTATAGTTCACGTTCACATATAGATGAAGAAAATTGGAGAGCAAGTGTAATTAAAAGTTCTCTTCGAAAAGTTCAAGAACATGACGATCCTGATTACGCAAATGTATTTGGAATTCTAAATAAACTTTCTATTTCTAATTTTGAAAAATTAGTAAATGAAATAATTCTTATTCTTGTTAAACGTAACGAAGAATTTCGTATTAGATTTGTTACACTCGTTTTCAACAAATCTATTAGTGAAAATATGTTTGCATCAATTATGTCGGATTGTATTTTAAGAATTTCTCAAGTCATTCCTGAAATTAAAAAAGATATTTTAGAGCAAATTCATTTATTTCCAAAATTGTATGACATGAATGAAACAATTACATTTCCTGAACGCGAAGATCCTTTATTTCAGGATAAGCTTAAGTTATGGGTAACACAAAAAGAAAAGAGACGAGGATATTCAAAATTTATGACTTGTTTATTTATTCACAAAATTGTTTCGGAAGAATTAATGCTTGCTTCTTTAAAGACGATTGTAGATGATTTGAATGTAATTGCTCGTCAATCCAAAGATTCACAAACAGAAGAAAATACAAATCAGTATGTAGATTTCTTGTTTGAAAGTTCTAAAAAACTTCGTCCTGATTCTATTTCCATAAAACAATTTCTTAAAACTTCATTAGAAGAATTTATTAAGATTCCTCGATCTGAAATACCAAGTTTATCTATGAGATCCAAATTCAGAATTGAAGATATTTTGAAATGCGTTTAATAGATTAAAGTTCTTAACGTATAATAGAATAAATGGCATTACCTCCTGCTAGTGTTTTATTACGTGCCGCTCAAATTGCTCTTGATGATGATCGTCCTATTTATCTAGATTATTACAGAGATTCTATAGAAAAGAAATGTTGTATCGGTGTCAAAGAAAATACAAAATATCTTGTAAAATCCGATAGTGAATATACATCTAGTATTGAGTCTGTTTTTAAATGTGAAGAATGTTATATTGTTATGACTGAAAATAGTGTATATGTAGTTTCCAAAGAAATTCCTATAAAGAAAATTCTCCAACCTACACAAACAGAATAAATATAATATAATGCAGTATCCTCCCCCACATTATCTTTTATTTGAACCTTTGAATGATAAAAATACATTAGATGAATGGAAAATCTATAAATCAAATAATCAAACGTCATGTGAGTTTATGGAAATTGATGCAGCAGAAATTAATTCCGTTGATACTTTTGCTCCATGGTTTGATAATTGGATAACACAACTATCTTCAACAAGATATCGTGTTTTACTTATTTTACATTCAGATTTTTTAACTTTTTCATGTCAACAAATGCTTAGAAGATCTTTAGAAAATAGATCTTTTAAATGTAGAGTATGGTTTCATGTTGAAGACCCAACATTAATTCAATCAGCAATTCAAAGTCGTTGTATTATAAAACGAATGAATACTTTTATACATAAACCTATTATAAATATAATATGAATGTTTGTATTTTCACAGATGGGGCATGTTCCAAAAATGGTAAGAAAAATTCCAAAGCAGCATGGGCATGTTGGTTTCCTGAACATAAAAAATTATCAGATTCAGGAAGAGTCCCTGATTCTGATATTCAAACTAATCAAAGAGCTGAATTAATGGCAATTTTCAAGGCAATTGAAATAGCATTAAAATCGTTTTCTCCAAATGAAACTTCTTTAAGTATTTATACTGATTCTATGTATTCAAAAAATTGTTTAACTTCATGGTTACCTGGATGGGTAGCAAAAGAATGGAAAACTACACAAGGTAAAGATGTATGTCATCGTGATATAATTGAACAATTATCTTTGAACTTATCTAAATTTAAATCTTATAATATAGTTCATGTTTTAGCACATACAGGAAAAGAAGATGAACTATCAAAGAATAATGATATTGTTGATAAAATGGCAACAAAAGTTTTAAATCCGAATGAAGATAAAGTTATTTCAACAAATAAACAAGAATCAATTACTGGATTGCCTTTATCATTAATGGGTCCTCCAATTTCTGAATCTTCTGTTTTGGAATGGTGTTATAAAAATATGGATAAGATAGATAAAAAAGAATTAGATACAGCTATAATTTCAGCCTTATCTAAAACTCTAAAAAATAAAGGATTTGAATTATCAAAACAAAGATTACATAGGTCAAATATGTTTAGGTTAGTTTCTAAAAACCATTTAATAGTAGAAGGTCCAGTAATAATAAAAGAAGAATGACAACTGTAGCATATCATTTCTGGTCTCCTACATGTCAACCTTGTAAAGTTATAAAACCTTCTATTGAACAATTAAAAGAAGAATTTTCTGGCGTTCAATGGATTTCTGTAAATCTTCATGAAGATCCTCATGATTATGCTTTGAAATATAAAGTTACAGTTGTTCCTACAATTGTAGTTGAAACATTAAAAGATAATAAATCTATTCTAATTGAAAAACAATCAGGAACAAATCTAATAAATTATTATCGTATTTTGAGAAATTCTATTCGACAACTGTCTCTGTAATTAA